ATAGGACAAGACGACTTCGGAAATACAAGAGAACAACTACGTCAAAACTTTGTTGAGATAAGAAACAATCCAGATGTGGTTCGTTTGGAAAGTAAACAAAATAAAAATGCCAAGGATCGAGGTAACTATCTGGAAGATGGAATTGCTCATTGGGTATCCGATCAACTCGATTCTCTGTGTGCTGATCCTTACTCTGTTACATTTCGTAAACCCATTGATGCGTATCGTTTGTCTAAATATAAAATGGCAGCATCCCTCGATGGTGTATTAACAATAGACGGAAAACCAATACAGTATGACGATCCACAAACGGGAAAGACTTTTACATTATCTGGCAAGGGTGTGTGTGAAATAAAAACTCAAGGTTATAACGACCATGTAACCTACGATCACATTCTACAACTCCAAGCTCAGATGTTAGTATCAGGATTTAAGTGGGGTGTTATCGGACACCTTGGTCCTCGTTTGAAAATGCAGATGTATGTCTTTGAATCTAATAAACAAATACACAAAAAAATTTTAGAACGAGTTAAAGACTTTTGGCGAAGAGTAGAAAAGGACACGCCTTATCCAGTTATAGTTGAGCCAACAGAGAAAGTTTATTCTGATTGGTCGAATGATGACAAAGGTTTAAGCAAACTTACCAACGACTATGATCTTGCCAAGGATGAAATAGAACGCTGGACAACTACAAAAGATCAACTAGCCAACGCTATTAAATCTATTCTGAAACAAGAGAACACAAGTTATGTAAAGATCAGAGAGAAACAAATAGCGTGTGAATTAATAACTCGCAAGGCAACAGTTGAAAGAATTGTTCCAGCAAAACCCGCAAGTCAATATGAAAAACTTACAGTAAAGGAGATAAGTAATGAATGAATTAGCAAATCAATTACAACAAGTAATTTTAAAAGGAGATCTTAGAACCTTATCGGATCAAGATAAATTAATCTATTATAAAAATGTGTGTGATAGTTTAGGTATTAATCCGTTAACCAAACCTTTTGATTACATGGTTCTAAATAATAAACAAACTTTATATGCAACTAAAAATTGTACCGACCAATTACGATCACTTCATAAGATTAGTATCGCAGTTAAAGATAGAAAGATTGACAATGGTTTGTTGACAGTTGTTGTCGAAGCTGAAGATTCAAAAGGGAGGAAAGATTCTGATATGGGTTTTGCAAATGTGCAAGGACTTCGAGGAGAAAATCTTGGTAATGCCATGCTCAAAGCAGTAACAAAAGCAAAAAGAAGAGTAACGCTATCAATTTGTGGACTCGGTGGATTTTTAGATGAAACCGAGGTAGAAGATCTCCCACAGAGAGCCGTCAGTAAGCATAAGCAAGGGAAGATGACTCCTAATACTCAAGATGTATTGAAGGTTATTGACGAGGCTAATCCTCCCGTCTATACGCTAGTGCTACCAGGCAGCAAAGAAAAGCATCATGACTCTTTAGAAACACTCGCATTTACATTTAATGACCTAATGTTAGAGATAATTAATGATCCAGATAAAGATAAAAAGGATAAAGTTAAAATAATAGAGAAAGCATTTAAGGTTAATGAAAAAGTTATGACTCAATTAAAAGATGCAAACAAAAAAACCTACGATGAACTAACAGCTAAGTTTGAGAATTTTAAAAATGGATAAAAATTTTACACCACTTTCTCAAAAGGTTCTTGCTTTCATAAAAGAATATATGGAACGAGAAAAGTTTGCACCCTCACAAATTGAAATCAAAGAACATTTCA